GTTTTCAGCCACCACCGTGTCGGCTGCCTGGCCGGATTCTTTCGCCTGGGTCACGAGGCTGCCGCTATTCAGTACGCCGAGGGGCTGGCCGGAGCCAGTGCCTCGCAGAATGGCGTTGTCAAGCGAAAACCCAAACTCGGAGGTAAAGCCGTTACGGATAATACCCTCAAGCTGACTGGCATCGTCGAGCATTTCATCAGTCGCGTAACAGAGACCAACCAGTTTCTTGAGCTTCAACTCAATCTGCCTGAACTTGGGCTTGCTCTTGGTTTTTTCCTCTGCCTCGTCCGCCCAGTATGCCTGGATTCCACCCTGCCGGCTGCCGTCCGCACGGCTGGACTCATCCACGCCGTTGATGGTGGTGGAGTTGGAGTTGCCGGAAATCTGGATTTCACGACACCGGGAGGCAAGCAGTCCGGTCTCGAATGTATCCTGGAGCAGTTGGTTTGCAAAATCGGTCTGAACAAGAAATCCGCCGTCTGACGGCACAGACTCGCTCAACCCGGTCGATCCTTGTGTATTGAACAGCCGAGGATCTACATGCCCGCCCGGAACGCCGGCCCGCATCACAGCGGCCATCTGCTGGCCGAAAGACGCGAACCTGTCTTTTGCACGGGAGTCCTCCGGCATCTCAATATCAGGGTCTGCCTTGCGCGGCTTGGGCCTCGTCGCGGCTTCGGGCGGGTCTTCCAGGTGCTTTTTTACCCGCTCCTGTCGCTCCATGGTCGCCACGATCTTTTCCGTTTCTTCAATCGAATCCAGCAGCTCGTTCTTGAGCGCCAGCTCTCCCTCCGTCAAATCTCTACTTTCAGAGATCGCCTTGGTGTCGATATCTTCCGCCTTTTTGAGCATCTTGGAGATATCGTCCCGGTACTGCGTAATGGTTTTCATTGTGTATTTCCTTCCATTTCAGTAGTTAGTTCAATAATTTTCAGCCTTTGCAAGTATCATGTCGTTTCTGTATCCCCGCGACCCCTCGCCAGCGTCCCGCTGGGGCTGTTGAGTGTCAGCATCCCGCTGATCCTCAGCCGTCGCTTTTATGCCACAGGCGATGATCGCCTTGGCCTTGGCCCGAGACAGACCCGCATCCCGCAGGGCTTGCTCAAGCTCTCTTTCCGTAGGTTCATTTTGGTGCTTTTTGCCGGGCGCATCGGGCGCATTGGCGAACATAGACAGGTCATACCGACCATCCACTACCTCGCCGTCATACACGCGGTCCGCAAAGCCCTTTTCAACCGCCTCCCCAGCATCAAGCCACGTCTCGGCCTCCATCATGGACCGGATCTCGTCTTTGCCCAGCCCAGTCTTTTTCGCATAGTCATTGACCAACGACTCATCTACCTTCGCCAGCATTTGCTTGCTCTTATCAAGATCTGCCGATAGTTGATCGTGGTCTGAGGTGTTAAAATAGCCTATAATGTCAACGAGATTCATGGCGTTATGGATCATAAAAAACCCTCCATCGACAATTTCCACCTCATCTGCGGCCAGCACGATAAAGCTGGCAGCCGATGCCGCGATGCCGTCGATGTGAGCCACGACTTTGGCCTTGTGCTGTTTCAGCGCGGTATAAATGGCCCGCGCATCAAACACGCTGCCACCGGGCGAATTGACGCGTAGATGGATTGTGTCCGCGTCGATCCCGTTTAAATCCTTGACGAACGCCTCGGCAGTCACGCCAAGCCAGTCGATATAGTCGTACAAATAGACCGTGGCTTCACTTCCGGCCTTGTTTTCCACGCGGTAGCTTCTTGCCTGCGGATGCGCCGCCCGCCGGTGTTTGGTTACTGGCCTCATTGTCAGNTCCTCCGTTGTCTTTTAGCGCCCGGTCGAGCGGCACCATATTCATTGGCACAAAGTGCTGGTCGCCGCCATCTATCGGGTCATCATCTTCTTTTTCACGAATATCGTTGATGGAATATGCGCCGATGTTCCACATTTCCCGGTAAAATGCCCCCCTGGATGCCGCGTCGCCCCGAAGGTGCCCGTCCACGTTGTGCTTGAAATACAGCGTGTCATTCTTCTTCTCCGATGACCTGAGCAGTTGCATCTTGTACGCTTGCTCGAAACGAACCAGCCACGGCAGGATAGAATCCACAACAAAACTGATTTGCTCGGACTCGATGTTGTTGAAGCTGGCGCGGGTCAAATCCCGGAGCTTATGCGGTGGCAGGTTGAACCACCGGGCGATTTCAGGTATCTGGTGCTGTCTTGACTCTAAAAATTGCGCGTCCTCCGGCGGGATGCCGATGTTTTGCAGCTTCATCCCCTCTTCAAGGAGCATCATGCGGTGAGACTTGCCCAGTCCGGAGTGTTTTTGCGTCAAGTCGTTTTTGAGGTTATTGTGTGCCTGCTCGGACAGCTTGCCGGGATGCTCCACAATGACGCCAGGGTGGGTGCCGTTTCCGAAAAACCGCGCCCCGAACTCCTCCATGGCAAGCCCGAGTCCGATGGACTGCCTTGCCATCCGAATAATGGAGTAGCCTTGAAATCCGTCGAAACCCAAACCGTGCAGATGCAACACCTTGTCCCGATCAAGCTCAACCGTTTCGCCGTCCACGGTGATCTCATAAACCACGCGAGCATTTTTCATTTTGAGCGACACCCGGTCCGGAGGAATCGGCCACAACTGAACAACCTGGCCAACGCGATTGCGAACGATTTCCGCATACCCATTGCCCCACGCCAACACATGCGCCGTCATAGTTTCCCGGAGATCCGCCGCCGTCATGTAGGGGTTTGCCTCATCGTGCATCAGGCGGTATAGGTTCATGTCCGTGGCCGGGACATTGCGCTTGCCATGCCGACGGTATAGATGCAACGGAAGCGTGCCGATTGTCCCGGCGATCAGGTTTATGGCGCAGTATACAGCGGAAAACGTCAAAGCGCTGTGCTCCGTTACGGATACGCCGGAGTCAGTTCGCCCCCCGATCAGGTTCCACAGAGACGGGAACCATGCCTTTTCTTCGGTTACACTTAGCGCTTTTGGCTTAAAAATGCCCCTTGCTATCGCGTTGACTATGCTCATGCGCTACCCCTCTTAGAAATCAGCGCACCGATTGACAGTAGCGCGCCCGTCACCGCGAAGCTAATCCACGGCTCGTGGAGCCAAAGCCCGTACCAGAGCAGGCCTATCCCGACGAGAAACAGCACGTCCGGCATGGCCGAGATAATTGCCCGGAAAATAGAAAAAAGGCCGTTTCGGATCATGTACGGGCCTCTTGATCAAGTATGTATCTGTGCGAAATAAGCAACTGCAAACCCCCTGCGCAGGATGGTCGATTTTGCGCAATTATGGCAGGGAATTATAAGGCAGGCTAACGAGTGGTGTGCGATATGTAAGGAATGACTTTTATTCTACAGGGCGGAGCAACCCCTCCTCTTCAAGGCGGCGGACCGACTCGACGGTGACGCGCAGCACGCCGCCGGATGGCTTAAACCCGTCCAGTTTGCCATGGTCGCACCAAAGGTAGATGGTAGAGCGTGATATATTGAAATAATCCGCCACCTCATCGGGCCGCATGTACTTTTTATTGGGCAATTGTTGCATAATTCCTCCGTTAAAATACGATTACGCTGGGACGGCTTTCATACACGCTCGGCCCCTCTTCAACCTGGCTGGCCGCCACGCCGAACGCATTGGCAAGCGCCGCCATGCCGTCAATTCTCCCGGTTGCCTTCGCTTTGTCGAGCTTGCGGTTCCCCGCCGGATCTCGCACCACGACTGCATTTGCCGCGCACATCTTCAGCACCGGATGACTGCCGTGAGCCACCCGGCCATTGAGCAGCGCAGCCTCAAGCGAGTCCAGTGCGGGCGACTGGTCTTTAAACCCTTGCCCGTATGGGATGAGCGGCAACTCCAACTCCGCCCGGTCAAGCTCTTTTTGGAACACATCTATCCGCCACCTGTCGAACGCCATGCCTTTCACATGGCACCCGGCCACTATCTCGCCAATACGATACACCACATGCTCATAGTCTACCGTCTTGCCGGGCGTCGTCTCAAGCAAGCCTTGTTTTGTCCAGACGTCATATGGCACCCGGTCGCGCTTCGCCCGGTCATACAACCCGTCCTCCGGCGACCAGAAATACGGCCTGACCTGCCACACGCCGTCTACAAGCCAGATAAACACGCAGGCTGTGAGGTCAGTACGGGCGGACAGGTCGAGGCCGGCCCAAACTTCCGCGCCGGCCATGTCGCCAGGGTCGGCGGCACACGATGACCAGACTGTCTGGGATACGAATGGCGAGGTTACGGATACGCGCTGGTTGAGGATTAGATTCCGGTAGCTGTTTTCCATGCTCGGCATCCGCCTTGCCGTTGCCGCTTGATCCAGCACCTCGTCTGCATTCTGGAAGTCTCCAAACGCCGGATTGCACGCCTTGATAACTTCGCCGCAAAACGGGTCGGAGTCATCCGGGGCAGACCAAAGCCACACTTTCACCCGCTCGGATTCTGCGGTCTGCGCGTCGTCTATCAGCGTGGAGAGCAGATCGTTCTCTGTGGGCGACTGCGTGCTGATAATAATTGACAATGGTGATTCCTGTGCTGCTGCCGCAGTCTCAAGCGCGTCGTAAAGCTCTGAGCGCGGCCCACGCACCTGCCCCAGCTCGTCATGCACGACAAACGCGGGAGACAAGCCGTATGCGGTACTGGCATCGGCAGACAATGCACGGTAAATATTGCCAAGCTCCGGGCAAAACAGTTGCTTGGCATGGTCTCGCACTATGACATGGTTACTCAGATCCGGATTCATCCGCACCATCTTGGCTGCAAGAGCAAACAGGATGGCCGCTTGATCGCGGGATTGCGCCGCCGAATACAACTGCGAATTGAGCCGCGCCTCCTTGCCTACCAGGTGCAACAGGCAGAGCATGGCAGACAGCGCCGTCTTGCCGTTTTTGCGTGGAAAACTGATAATGGCGCGCCTAAGCGGTGGGTCACTATCGTATATCCCCCGCAGGATGTCTTTTTGCCACTCGCGCAAACGGATGCGCTGACCGACCATTGCGCCCTCCGGCACCCGGCAATTATCCTCGATCCACTTTATGTTTTGAGCGGCTGTCGCCATTGTTTATTCCCAGGGCTTTTTCGTCGCGCCGCCAGTTTGCCCCGCGTTTCTACCCTTTGTCTTGTCATAGGTGGCCTGCTGGCTTATGCGCATGCGCGTGGCAAGCGACGACATAGCCCGGCCCTCCCTGTCGTGCATCTTTAACAACCGCTCATACTCCGCCGGGTCGATATCGTCTTCCTTCTCCATGGCGTTGACAAGCGTGGCGATTCTCCGCGATGTTACTGCGTGGCGACAATACTGAGCCAGTAGCTGATGCGTCTCACGCGGGAACCAATCAGCGGGCATTCTGTCCA